CCAGTTTCTCGGCCAGCTCGTCCACCTTCTTGTTTTTGTCGGCGATGATTTTGTCTTTGGCCTCGGCGGTTTCGCGGCTCTCGCGCAGGGCGGCGCGGAGTTCGTTGCGGGTCATGCGGTCAATGTCGTCTAGAGTGTGACCATTGATGTCGCCGCCGTCGGCCAGCTCCAACAAGGTGTCATCCTCTTCAACCAACAATTCCAGCAGTTTTGATTTACCCAAGGTCATCAGCTTGGGTTGTGCCTGCTTCATCTTCGGGTCGATAAAGCGCAATGTGGCATTCATCAGTCGTTGTGATTCGCGGCGACCTAACCCAAATTCTTTTTCAGCAATTTCAGCAAATCGGCCGTGTGGCGTATGCTCCTTGATAACGATAAGCGCACGCCCCAATTCAAACATCCCTTCCATTGTCTGGCGTACCGCAAAACGACCGCGCTCAATCCATACTGCTTCGTTATAGGCCTCGCCGTTAGAAAATTTCGCCATTACATTTGCGCTATGTACAGCCATTTCAGTAGAGGGCACATCAGCTGCGTGTTCTAAAATTTCTGTTGTCATGATTTGCTCCGTCAAATGCGACGCTGGCGTCGCATTTGGTTAGTTGTTCTCAAAACTTACTGCCAGCTTCCAGTCGATAGCTTATTTCTTTCAACCGTTCCTGCAGCTGCTCGTGCTGTTGTCTGAACCGTTCCGCGATTTGCAAGGTACGCATGCTGTAGGCGAAATTGCCGTTGTCCAGCTTCATTACCAACCCTTCCTCAATCAAATCATTCAAATCCCGGCTCACATACGAGGGCGAAATACCGAGACTGTCGGCAATCTCCTTATTGCTCAAGCCGATAATCGGATGGGCTTTCAATGCTTTAAAAACCTTTAAAACCCGGGTTCCTTTGCCTGTCGCCATTTCAATCCCCCGCCTTCTTCAATGCCCGTTCCATAATCCGCCGCAGGGCTTTGGCCATTGCCGCTGCCTCTTTGCCTTCCAAGCAAATGCTGCCGTAGTTGGTCAGTATCTCCACCGCCTGCGCGCCCTCGATGGCGGGGATTTGTTTGCCCAGCGCATAGCGGGCGGTTTCTGCATCAGTCATTTGGCTGCTCCTTCAGTCCCAATTTAATCGCCGCCTCGTGCGCCATGCCGCGCCGGCCTTTCAGCTGGCCGCGCAACAGGTGCTCCACCACCGTGCGCTCGAAGCCGAAATACCGCGCCCACGCGCTGCGGTTGATGCCGTGCCGCACGAAATACCGTTGTGCCGACTGTGTCGTCTGCGGATAAGGCAGCGGTAGAAATTTGTCATGTTGCTTACTCATTTAGTGCCTACCTGTGTTAATCTGTGCTAATCGTTTATTCCAAGGAGTCCCGTGCCATGCATATCGACAATGCCCCTGGGGTTTCTACTGCCGAAGAACATATTGCCGAGCTGTACCGCCGGATAGATGGGTTAAATGACCGTATTGGGAGTCTCGACTTGGTGTTCTATCCCATTTGCCTCGCCATCCGTTTGCAGTCTCCCCTTTTCTTTGATGAAATCACGTCCGGAATGGAAACCGTCCATCAACAGAAAATAAAAGAGGCGGCGGAGGCGGATTCTCCGATTGATCCTAATAAGGTCTACGCTTTGGAACGCTTCTTAGCGACAGCCAAGCTTGTTCGAGAGAGTGCCGAAAATGTTCAATCCGAAGTTGCCGCTGCCGGGAAGCCAGCCGGATAAAAGCCTTTCTTTTCCGGCTCAAAGCCGCTTGGATTTCCTGACGTATGATTCGACGCAATTCTTGTTCGGTCATTTTTCGTCCTTTTCTGTGTCGGATTGGTTTTAACTGTGGTGTTGCGTGTATATTATACGAACAAATGAGTATATGCAACAGGAAAATGCACAAATGAGCATAAATATTCGCCTAAAACAAGTGATGGAAATTAAAGGATTGAATATAAAATCTTTTTCTGAAATCTCTGGTTTGAAATATCGCACACTCCAAAATTATCTAAGCGGGGAAAGAAAGCCTGATGTAGATAATCTAGCAAAAATAAGCACCCATTTGGGTGTAAACCTAAACTGGCTGCTTACAGGGATAGGCGAACCCTTTGTGAGCACTACGCCGCCGGCACCGGTAAAATTAGCCCCGGCGGCTGCCGTGCTGCGCGAGCCTCAAGGGGCTTATCATGTGGAAGCGCCGTTAAACGAGCGCGAAAGGCAGTTGTTGGAAGATTTTCGTTCGGCCAATGAGCAGGGGCAGAATGCGATTGAGGATGCAGCCAAAGCGATGGCGGCAATCGCGGCACTTGCGAAAAATAAAGTAGGATGAAGAGATGAGAGCTTTGCTGATAGCTGTTTTGCTGCTGCCGTTAATGGCGGTCGCCCAGACTATTTCCTGCCGGGTGGTCGGGGTTGCCGACGGGGATACGCTGACTTGCTTGGCGGCGGGCAATCAGCAGATTAAAGTGCGTCTGAACCAAATCGACGCCCCTGAAAAAGGCCAAGCCTTCGGGCAGGCGGCCAAACGGAAGCTGTCGTCTTTGGTACACGGTAGACAGGTGGAGCTCCGAACCGAGGGCTTGGATAAATACGAGCGCACTATTGCAGAGGTATTTTCAGGTAGCCTGAACGTCAATAAAGAGATGGTGCGGAGCGGCTATGCTTGGGCATACCGCGAATATGTGCGGGATAACGAATATCTGCGCTTGGAAGAGCAGGCGCGCCGCGCCAGCCGTGGGTTATGGTCGGAGCCCAACCCCATTTACCCCAGCGAGTTTCGGCATGGTCGCCGTGCCGGCACGGTATCACAGCAAATCCTGCCACCGCATGAACCGCGCCGCAATAATCAGGGCGGCTTCGCTTGCAACGGCAAACGCTTCTGCCGCGAAATGACCAGCTGCGCTGAAGCCCGCTTCTATCTCAGGCAATGCGGCGTAGGCCGCCTTGACCGCGACGGCGACGGCGTCCCTTGTGAAAGCCTGTGCCGTTGATTTCCCGTATTTTCGGAAAATGAATTAAAAGACATTGGACGAATTTTTCTGATACCCTCCTAGAAGCGGCGGCGAACGTATTTTTGAAAACGTTTTAAAAGACCGTGGACAGCTTCCAGCGCAGAATCCCTGCATCATTTGATGCAGGGATTTTCTTATGTATATCACCATTACCGCAGGACACAGTAACACCGACCCCGGCGCCGTCAACGGCAGCGACCGCGAGGCCGACATCGCGCAAGACATGCGCAACATCGTCGCTTCCATCCTCCACACCGACCACGGATTGGAGGTTAAAACCGACGGCGAGGGCAAGGGCAATATGCCGTTGCGTGATGCGGTGAAACTCATCAAAGGCAGCCGCTTGGCTGTGGAATTTCACACTAATGCCGCCGCCAAGAAAGAGGCAACAGGCATTGAGGCGCTCTCCATCCCGAAAAACAAGGCAGCCTGCCAGCGTATATGCGCGGCGGTGGCCGATGCGACCGGCTGGAAGCTGCGCGGTGAAGACGGCTACAAACCCGATAATGCCGGCCAACATAGCCGTCTGGCCTACGCCCAAGCCGGCGGCATCATCCTCGAACCGTTCTTTATCTCCAATGATGGCGACCTTGTTAAATGGAAACAAACCAAATGGAGCATCTGCCGAGCCATCGCTAACGCCATTGCCGAAGAGGTCAAAGCATGAGAGAGAAAAAAACATTGGTGGCGCTGGCACTGTCTGCCGTGTTGCCGAGCCTGACCCATTCCGCACCCCGGCTGGAATATTCGGTCGGTGCGGCCAGCTATCCGCTTAGCGGCCGCCGCAGCGGTGTGGCTGCCGCCAGACGCGCCGCCAAACGGCGCAGAAAGGCTGGAAGATGAATAGCCTTAAAAACTGGCTGGCCGGCGCGTTTACCAACCCGTCTACCGGCCAGGCATCTCACACCAAGATTTGGGCTAATGTGGCCTGTGCGGCCATGACCTACAAGTTTGTGGTAACGGATGCGCCGATGGAAATATGGGCGGTTTACGGCTGCATTGTGGGCGGTTATGCCCTAGGCAAACGTGGCCTCGCCATCATCCCGCAGCTGGCACAAATCAGACAAAGGAGGGAACAAAATGTGGATGCTACCGACGAATAAATCTTTGCTGTACGCACTCGGCATCGGCCTGACATTGGCCAGCGTATACGGTGCGGGCTACACCCACGCCCGCCGTATCTATCTTGGTGAAATCGCACAGCTGCAGCAGCGCCATACCGAGCAGGCGCTGGCCGCCGAACAAGCCTATAGCGCCAAGCTGGCCGAAGTCAGCGCGGAAAAACAGAAGTGGCACGACTTCGCGCAGCAGCAATCAGCCAAGCTGGCTGAAACCACCCGTCAATTGGACACCCAAACCACACGCATCAAACAGGAGATAGCAAATGCAGTCAAAAACGATCAAAGCAGCGGCCGTTGTTACAGCGGCCTTGGCACTGGCAGCCTGCAGCTCTACAAACAAGCCCTTGGCTACACCGATTAAGGTGGTGGAGCGCCCGGTGCTGCCGCCTGCCGCTGCCGAACTGTTGGCCGAGCATCCGCGCCCGGCGCCGCCGGTTTCAGGCAGCCCCACCGATTTACTCAATCACGCCGCCGACTACGGCGCATGGTGCGGAAAAAGAGACACCCAAGTACGCGGGTGGCAGGAATGGTATCGGAGCAAGCAGTAATGGATATTTCAGACAGAGCCACCCAGCAGGAGGAGCTGGCGCGTGAGGAGGCACTACGCCAAATCAGGCTACCTGAAAACCCGGCCGCTACCTCGCTCTTGTACTGCGTGGATTGCGGTGCCCGCATCCCCAAACGTCGCCGCCTAGCCGTCCCCGGTTGCACCCGCTGCGTGGGCTGCCAGGCATACCAAGAAATCGGATACCCATAATGATGGAAAACAAAACCTTTATCAGCATTGAGTTCTGGCAGCTGGTCGGCTTCCTGCTCTCTTTCCTCGGCGTGTGCTGGGGCTTCGGCAAGATGTTGTTGGCGCAGTTTCAAAACCAGCAGGCCGAGCGGCAGCGGCAGTTTGAGACCATGCAGCAAAAGCTGGAAAGCATGGACAACCAGTTCGCCGAGCAAAAGGCCATCCTGCCGGAAAAGTATGTCCTGCGCGAAGACTACATCCGCAACCAAGCCGTGCTGGAAGCCAAGATGGACAGCATCCAGCACACACTAACCGACCTGTACAAAATAGAAAGCCAAAAGAAATGAACGATAAAGCCCGCAGGGAAGGGATGCGCTGGCATCTGATCAACACCCTGAACAAAGCCCGGCCGTACACCTCCAGCGAAGTGTTCCTGTTGGACGTGATGCGCGGCATTTATCCCGATGCCACCGCATTGGAGCTGCGCCAGCAGCTCGAATACCTGAGCGACCGCCGCCTGATCGATCTGACCAAGCAGCCTGCCGGCATGTGGTTTGCCGACCTGACCCGGCTCGGTGTGGACTTGGCCGAATACACCATCGACTGCCAGCCCGGCATCGCCCGCCCGGACAAATACTGGGAGGGTTGATGATGGCGAAACGCAGCACACTGGCCACCCTGCCGGAAGACATCCGCCACGCCTTCGAGCGCAAGTTGGCCGAAAACGGCTTTGCCAACTATACCGAGTTAACCCAATGGCTGCATGAGCAAGGTTACGAAGTCAGCCGTTCCGCCGTGCACCGTTACGGGCAGCAGGTGGAGCGGCGTTATGCCAGCATCAAAGCCAGCACCGAGGCGGCTCGGCTGATTGCCGAAGGGGCGAACGACGAAGGCGACACCCGCTCTGAAGCCCTGATGGCCTTGGTGCAGACCGAGTTGTTTGATGCGCTGGTGGCCATCGGCGAAGTGCCGGATGAGGATTTGTCGCCCATGCAGCGCTTCGACATGATGAGCGAAGGCGCACGGCGCATGGCGGGCTTTATCTCCGCCGGTACACGATTGAAAGAATATCAAGCCAAAGTGAAAGCCAAAGTGGCCGCTGCTGCCGATGATGTAGCCAAACAGGCTAGAAAGGGTGGTTTATCCGACGAAGCGGCCGAAGCCATCCGTAAACAGATCTTGGGGATTGCGTCATGAGGCAGCCTGAAAGCACCAGTCCGGCCAAACGGTCGACTGAAGACCGCACCCCGATGGCGCTGCTGCCTTATCAGCAGCGCTGGTGCGCCGATACTTCGCCGGTCAAGCTGTGCGAAAAATCGCGCCGTATCGGTTTGAGCTGGGGCGAGGCCGCCGACACCGCGCTGCTGGCCGCCTCGGCAAACGGCATGGACAGTTGGTACATCGGCTATAACAAAGACATGGCCATCGAATTCATCCGCGACTGTGCCAACTGGGCGAAGTTCTACGGCTTGGCAGCGGGCGAAATTGAAGAAACCGAGGAAGTGTTTGCGGAGGGCGACGAACAGAAATCCGTGCTTGCCTTCGTCATCCGTTTTGCCTCCGGCTGGCGTGTTACCGCCCTGTCCAGCCGCCCCTCCAACCTGCGCGGTAAGCAGGGGCGCGTCATCATTGACGAGGCGGCGTTCCACGAGCAGCTCGGCGAGCTGCTCAAAGCTGCAATGGCCTTGCTGATGTGGGGCGGTCAGGTACACATCATCTCCACCCACGACGGCGTGGACAACCCGTTCAATGAGCTGATTACCGACATCCGCGCGGGCAAAAAGCCGTATTCCATCCACCGCATTACCTTTGACGAAGCAGTCGAGCAGGGGCTGTACCGCCGTATCTGCCTGCGGCGGGGCTTGGAGTGGACGGCGGCGGGAGAGGCAGATTGGTGCAAGGAGATCCGCGACTTCTACGGCGAGGATGCCAGCGAGGAATTGGACTGCATCCCGAAAAACGGCGGCGGCAAATGGCTCAATCGCGCCTTGATCGAAAGCCGCATGAATCCGTACACGCCGGTTATCCGCTACGATCAGAGCGACGATTTCGGCCTGCTACCCGAACCGCGCCGTGCTGCCGAAGTGGCGGACTGGCTGGCCGACATCCTGCAACCGCTGCTTGACGGTTTGGATAAAACCCGCACCAGCTTTGTCGGCGAAGACTTTGCCCGCAGCGGCGACCGCACCGTTATCGTCCCTTTGCTGCAACAGCCGAACCTAGCCCTGAAGCCGCCCTTTGTATTGGAACTGGGCAATATGCCCTTCGCCCAGCAGGAGCAGATTATGAAGCACCTGCTGCACGGCCTGCCCAATCTGCGCGGCGTGGCATTGGATGCGCGCGGCAACGGCCAATCCATTGCCGAAGCCATGCGCGACGAATTCGGCG